GGAGCAGAAGGCGCACCCATAACCCCCTGAGATTCTGGTGGTTGACCGCCAGGAGCAGGTTGAGGTTGTGGATTCATCAGATCCTGATACACCGTGGTAGTAGGTTTCTGACTTGCCTGTTGATTCTGTATTACCCGCTGTTGATACATGCGGGCTAACATCGCATCCTGCGGCGTTATCTGTTTTGTCTGTACTAAATCTTGTAGTTCTTGAACAGTCGTGTTCAGCGCAAGATCTTTAATCTTCGCTGTGTCAGCACTGATTTTAGGTAACACACTTGAGTGCATCATGATTAACCCTTACTGAGATGAGCCATGACCAAATCTTCTAGCCCGTTACTTTGTACGTGACCGCCGCCCGCAAACAGTTTGTTCGCGCCATACAGAGCAGTTCCTAATCCGCCCAACATAGCGGCAGTAGATGGAGGAGCTTGATAAATTTGTTGTGCTGTTTGCTGCGGCGTACCTTTCAACATTTCCATCAAGAAAGATAGTTGCTGATACGGATATTGTTTCTGTGTCAGGAAATCTTGGTATTGCTGTGATAAAGCTTCTTGATTCAATGCTTGACGCTGCTGACCTGCCGCATTCAACGCATTAATAATTCCTTGCTGCTGGGACATTTGTTCTTGTCCCAAATTACCCAATTGACCCGATGCTTGCAACTGAGTCTGCAATCCTTGTAAGCCAAGACCAGCACCGTATTGGCGTGACTGTTCTGCTAATTGCTGAGCCTGCTGCGCGCGAGCAGCTTCTGTTCCATACAGATTTTGTGCTTGCTCATACGCTGCTTGATTGCCAGCTTTTTGAATATCATTCATCTGCTGTGCCAGATTACGAGCCGCTTCTGACTGGACAATCGCTTGACGCGAACCACCATAAGCACCTCTGCTTACTGCTTGTGCTTGTTGTTGTTGATTAGCTATATCAGCTTGACGTTGTGCTTCACGCTTTTGAATGTCCACCACATCTTGTACATACGGTGACATGTATTGTTGTGCTACACCTGGAGCTGTAAAGCTAGTAGTTCCAAACTGTTGTGGCTGATATTGAATGTTACCTGCTTGCGCGCCCGCAGAAGCAGCATACTGTGTAGCTGGGCCAAGCTGTTGTGCCGGCGTAAGATTAGCAATATCCTGTTGAGCAGTAAGCTGGAAAGGATCAAACCCAGCTATACGTTGACCGCCATAGTTTGTATATGGAGTAGATGTTTCCGCTACCGCTCTCTGCGCAGCTTCCGTCACCATAGGCTGTATGGTTGGGGAATAATTTAATGATGTCTGCGTAGTAGATGTAGGTGTCGATGGCTGACTGCCACCGCCATATATACGACCGCCTGGCTTTAAGCGCGTTGCGCACTCACCAAAAGGTTCTAATGCTGCTTCAAGTTGTCTGCGCGAATAGCTCATAACGGCCTCTACAATATCTTTGTGTAAATCTTGTCAGAATGTTTGTAACCCAAATACTCAAACAGTTTAGAGTTGTCTAAATGTATCTTGGTGTGCATGATGATCCTGTTCACACCAGCTTCTCTCAGCACCTTCTCTGCATACTGAAATAGCCTAATTCCAATCCTGCCCTTGCGGTACTCCGGTTTAACGTAGTAAATATCTTCAAACGCTGTGATGCAAGTTTTGTAGTGCAAGTGCGGCTGGATAATGAAGATGATGTAGCCAATCAATTCATCCCCAGCACTTACCGTTACAGCCTTCAACATCCCTAAGTCACACATCTGCTTGTACTTGTCATAATCAGGTACAAGTGGAAAGTCTTTGGTGACACACAGCTCTTCATAATGGGCAGGAAATAATTCCTGCATTTCCATCAGGAAAGCAAACGGGTTTACTGTTTCGTATCTTATTTCGTTCATGCTGGCAGAAATTTATCTGCACGGCTATTAACGGCAACACTGTTATTACCAACTGTTTTCCCACGCGCTTGCTGAATACGTTGCATCATGGCGTAGAGTTTTCTTGCTCCGGCGTCTGTGCTTCCGTTTCCAAGTTCTGAGACGATACGCGCAGGCACAACAAACTCTCCATCAGCAAGACGAGCAGGCTGACGATTACCAATGGTAGCTGGAATAGAATCACTAACACCATCACCTGGGCCTTTGAGTAATCTGCCGCCATCAGAGTATCCGCCTAAGTTGTAACTAGCATCACCAGCAACACCACCTTCAGCCATGCCAGTAGCAGCAGGTGCGGCAGGAGCATTTAACTGATTCTTTTGTTGTGCAGCGGCTATCAACTGTTGTTCAAGAGATGGGCCAGAGTATGGATTAAATCCAAAGAAGTTAGGATTCTGTTGGGGAGCAGCAAACTGCAATCCCTTTTGCAAGTCTGGAGCTACAGCAGGCAACATATTGTAAAGATTAGACAATCCAATCTGAGAATTGAAATCAGGATTTGGATTAAACGCACCTTGAATAGTGACCTGACCACGCTGTAATGGAGCATTAAGTCCAGATCCCATGCCACTTGTAATACCACCACCCAAAGATGGAGCTTGCGCGGCAGGCGTATATGTACTTGTTGCTGCGGAAGTAGCAGCGCTTGGTGCATTACCACCTAATATTTGTGACCACAAACTTTGTGCAGGAGCTTGAGTTATTGATCCAGAAGTAGGTGTTGCTCCTTGAGTAGCAGATGCCACCAATGGTTGCGTCAAAGTTTTTAAATACGCATCTGAACTCTTTAATTGATCAGCTAAGTGCGATGTGTCCATGTGCGCACCATTGTACTGATTCAACTCATCCATAGTTGGAGGACGACCAAGTACATCTTTGAATGTAGAAGATACGTCAGTTGGCGTTAAAGCCATACTTTGTGATGCTTCTTGGTATGCTTGTTCACTTTGTGATTTAATATTTGCGTCGTATTCTTGTTTAGCTATTTTGTTAATGTTGTTCAAATAATCTGGTGAAGATTGCAGATAATTTCTGACCGCATTAAAGTTGGTCAGATTGGACTTCTGCATGTTAGCCAGCTCACCTTTGGTTGGATCACGACCAATGTAATACTTAAAGTTTTCTTTTAAGTCATCGGCTGTAAAGTCCATCTTTGCGTTAACGTCTGGTAACTTTGTAATTTGCGAAGCAAGCGCTGCATCTGTGGTTTTTACGCCAAGATATTTATCCATTTCAGCTTGAGTAGGACGGCGACCAGCCACATCTTGGAACAGATTGTTAATGTCTGACTCATCCATGATACGCGTGGATGTGTCAAATCCAGGCACTTTAGTAAATGGCTGGAACACATTTTGAGAAACTGAAGAAGTTAATACCAACTGACCAGTCTTTGGATCTTTGGTGTATTTGGGCGTGAAAACACCACTATCACTTTGACCAGAACTTTGTTGAGCTTTAAGTGCATTGATTTGTTGTTGTATGGCAGATCTATCACCAGCACCGCTCATACCATTAATATTGTTCATCTGCTGGGTAAGCTCAGCAATTTTGGCTGAATTGTCAACACCGCCACCACCTACATTTACTCCAGCAGGCGCGCGCAATGCACTAATACCAGTAGCTGTTCTACCGGTTTCTTGTTGCCATTGATTCTTTTCATCAGCTAACTGCTGTTGATAATCGTTGTACTTATTCTGTGCGTCTTCGTAAGCTTGGTTTGCTTTATCTATAGCTGATTGGTTAGCTGCATCAATATTGTCTTTTTGCGCAGACACAGATTCATATTGTTTTGCATAAGCCGCCGCTTGTTTGGCAACAGCTTGGTCTTTATTAGCTTGAGCTATTTGTGCATCCAATTCTTTATTAGAATTAGTTATATCATTTTTAAAATTGGTAAAATCATTAGTACGCCCTTTAATGTCATTTGCGGCATTATTGTTCGTATCATTAATTGCTGATGTTTGATCTTTTTTAATATTGGCCAGATCATTCGCTTTGTCTTTCTGCCAATTAGATAAATCAGCAGAACTGTCTTTTTGCCATTGAGCAAAATCAGCTTGTTTTTGTTTTCTTTCGTTTGGATCTGTAGTGGATTTAATATCAGCTTGACGTTGTTTTGCTTCATTAGCAATGTCAGCTTGTTTTGATTTTAAATCTTTAGCAACATCAGCGTTAAAACTATTTATTTTGTTGGTGTATTCTGTGTTTAATTCTTTAAGGCGATTAGCTTTGCTAGCATTTATGTTAGCAATATCAGTGTTGTAACCTTTTTGTTCATTGGCAAGATCAGTTGCTTTACTTGTTTTTTGTGATTGAGCATCTTTGATTTGATTAACAAGATCGTTGTACTTGCCCATCTGGTCATCATACGAACCATACTTTTGTAAGTTCTGCATTTGTTCAGTCAACTTGGAAACGTCTTGCAACTTAGGCGCAGGTTTTGTAGGAGCAGCAACAGGTTTTAACTTTGATACAAATCCGCCAGATGCGTAATTATGTAATGACGCAATACCGCCGCTAGCTAACTTCTGTTCACCAGTGTAAGGATCTACGCGCTCATAGCTCTCAGGCTGAAATACATTCTGCGATACTGGGTAATTGCGTGGTACAGCATATCCAAACGGATGGATGTTAGCCATCGGGAAGTTAGTGTTAGCTCCGATAGAATTGAGCTGAGACATTTTTTCTATTGGCTGACCTACCTGTGAACTAGGCATATTGTTCTGCTGACCAACAACACCGCCGTCAGCATAGAAACCATAGTTGCGTTCTGCCGTACTACCAGCGCCGATAGACGATGGATGATATCCACCAGGCACACGATAGTTAGGATTAAACATCTGCTCTTGTGGTTGAGTTGGTGCTTTATATGTAGGACGGTTTAATGCCAATGCAGACAAACCACCAGCCAACAAGTAGTTCTTGTTTTGTTTTAAAAAGTCTTCTTGATCTTTGTTATCAGAAGATTTGTTACCCAGCATGTCCCATAACTTGCCAGGTGCACTTTGCAGTTTCTCTAACGCGCTTTGAACCGATGACGCTCCAGGTGCTGGGTTTGGCGCACCAGATTGCACGACTGGAGGAGGAGTAGAAGGTAGACTTTGGCTTACGGCAGAAGGATTCATTCCACCCATAGATTGCATACCAGGCGTAGCTTGTACTCCAGGCATAGTTAAAGCTGGGGCAGCAGAAGGAAGAATAGTTCCAGCGCCCGTAGCAGCTGGAGCACCCATGGTATTACCAAGTTGTGATGTGGCAGTTGCTTGTAGATTAGCTGCATTTTGTGCAGCAAGAGTGCTAGCTGAACCAAGACCTTCAGCGCCAGTTGCAGCAGCTTCACCACCCATTAAACTACCACCTAGTCCTGCACCACTATAGGCTCCCAAGCCCATCATCAAACCTTTACCAAGACTGCCACTAATAGCAGCGCCAGCAGCGCCTGTTACCAAACCTGCTTGCATAGCACTCATGCCAATACCCGCTGGGCCTAGTAATGCACCTGCTGCCATAGGGAGAATAGCCGATAAAAATCCTGCCTCTGGCAAGCCAGTATGTGGATTGATAGTCAACGATCCACCGTGCGCCATAGCTAAGGATTGCAGTCCCTGTACCTCGTGCGGGGTCATGTGGACTAGCATCTTGTCATCACCCCTACCTGCGGTTTGAAGATGGTTGGCTAGTGTGTGCAGGCTCATATTAAGAATCCTTAATCTTTAATACCTTAGTTGCAACGTCATAATAGACATCGCCTATTCGTAATCTTCCAGCAGCTTCGTCTGTGCTTGTAGCAAAACTAACCACAGTATTTCCCGTGACTGGATTTGTAACACTAAAATTTAACGCCGCAACAACCGTATTGCCGGTTCTTTGTGCAGACCCAGCACTTACGCCGGGAGTATCCAACTGCGCAAAATATAACCGCAAAATGTTGTTTAATTGGTCTTGATAAGCTCGGCTATATTCTACCGGAGCTATTGGTAATGCTGGCGATTTTGTGGTACCAGTTGACATATCTATCGCCTTCCATCAGACCTAACGTCGATACGCGGCGCGCCTAATTGCCACTGGCATCCAAGTTGATCCGAGCTTACTCTAAAGGCCATCTGGCGACCGCGCAATCTGGTGTACACAATCTGCGTAAACTCTTGCACGTTGTAATTTCTGACTGCATTGTAAGACTGGGCAGATGCAACCGTTGGCGTATCTGCCGTACCGTATGGCGCACCAGGGTTTTGACGTGGACGAACGCTAAATGTCACCTGCGGTTTGTCAGGAGAAGCAGTCGTAGATCCGTCAAACGTAATGTCAGGAATCATCCTCCACACAAACCCGTAGTTATGACCGTCACCAATATCAAAGTCAGATGATTGAATATATGAAGTGATAGGCAGAACCGTACCGTTAACTTCTACATTGTTTGTGCCGCTTTCGTGGTACACAACTGTATTGCTATAAGTAGCGCCCATAGGATATTCGCGCAGTGGGCTGTCACTCCAAGCAGTTCTACCTAAAGTTCCGTAATACCAGACCTGATCCAGATAGTTGTAGATTACATAGCGGTCAATAGTGTCTGAATTAGACGAACAGTAGAACCACCATACTTCACTGTAACCTTCGTTTGTGCCAGCAAAGAACTGATAGCTCTGCTGCATGTTGATATCGCCGTATACATACTGACGTAAGGAGCAAGGTAAGGTTTCCACACGACCGGTATAGACGTAGAACTTATCTACGCCCATCCAGTAAGTAATATTGTTGGCTGACGCTACCGCATTCGGCCCCATGATAGAGATGTTGTCAGAGAGGATGTTAAATCCCCAGACATACGGTGGGCCAAGATACTGCATAGAGAACAGGGCAGCATCTGTGAATACAAGAATCTCTTGGCGTGTCTGTTGTGCAGTAATAATTTGCGAGCCGCTAGACAAACGGTAGCTGCCAGCTTGGTTGGTAATAGCTGGAGTCCATGTCTGATAGTCTTCTTGCGCAGACCAACGAATCAACATTGGATCTTGAATTGTCTGACCGTAATCATTTACGCCAAATGCCAACACAAATCGTGAAGCATCTGACACCATGATGTAGTTAGCTATAGACGGACAATCTGCATCTGTTTGGTATATCCCAGAACTACCAGAAGAAAGTAACTTAGCTCTATCTGCAAACTGCAAGTTTCCTGAGCCGCTGTAATCAGGAACCCACATATACAGCGCGCCGCCGCGTGGGTTAATTATCAGGTACTCACCGTAATTAGTTTCTGACCACAAACGTGGTTGTTGTGCAATACCATACGCAGCAGACTGACCCCAGCCAGTAAACGTAGCCGCGTTATACACAGCCGTATTTGCAGGGAAAGCAGTTGCAGTAGTACCGCTGTAGCCACGACTAGCGCCAGTAAATGTTGTAGCAGTATTTCCTGAGTAAGTAACTAACTCTGCATTATCAATCATCAAGGTGCCACTAGCGTTGGCAAATCCTGTGGTTGATGTGACAGAAATGGTTGTGTTACTGGTACTTAGTGGCAGACTTAATTTAGTCTGGGCAGTACCGTAGACGAATCCAGCCCACAGACCTGCGCCCCATCCAGTTAAGTAACCAAACGTAGCCAAACCAGTGTTAATTTGGTACGAAGCTGTGACTGTGCCACCGCCTGTTGTACTAGCATTTGCTGTTGTAGCAGCAGTAATCTTATACGAGTTAGTGTCTGCCGAAAAAATAACATATTCGTTATTAAGATTTAAACCTGCTACCGTAGATGCTCCTGTAAATGTCACATAGTCACCGTTAATACCGCCATGACCAGGGTCAGATACTGTTACTACAGCAGAACCATTTACCGTAGTAAACGGATTAGTTAACGTAGAAACTTTACGGATAGGGGTAATGTCATGATAAACACCACCGTTCTCTACGTAGTATTTAAGATTAGTACCTACGCCTAGTAAGTTGTATCCGCGCAGTGTTACCCAGTTCCACAAAGAACGAGCTACACCAAGATATGTATTGCTAGAGATGGGTGTCCAGCCACCTAGCTTTTGAGGATAGCCAGAACGGAATCTGACCTTATCACACTCAAACCAACCACCTTCGTTAGCGAGCGTTGTACCTTCCCTGTTGACGCCTGGACGGAGTTGCAGTTTCTGTAATGGCATTTTTATCCACCCAAGTACAAAGCGCGCTCATCACTGCGCCGATTAACCAGTCCTTTGAGTACCTTCCCGCCAGCTTTTGTATATTTCAGAAACTCTTCGGCTGCACCCGCGTAATCTCCGCGATTGTGCTTCTGCCTTAAAGTGCTGCGTTGTAGCGTACCCAGCCCTACATTAAAACTAAATGAGACCAAAGCGTCCATCCAGCCTTGCTTACCGCGAGCAGTAGGACAGTATTTAAGAACTCCATTCTCAAATCGCTCAAGGTCTTTAGCAAGTATGGCATTAACTTCTTCCATCGTAAATGTCTTGTTCCAACCTGCCGGACAAGGCATACAAAGCCTATCTTCTATTTTCATACTGCACTGGTTTGGGTCAATCACATGACCTACTCCCACCGTCCATAACTTAGCTGGACATTGATACGGCTTTAATCGCACACCCTCATGGTGCGCAATCATCTTTAGTGCCATGGGGCTGATCATTTTCCAAACGCCCTGCCGCCAAAGTGAAAACTAATAATTGCAGCAAATAACGCCTGCGTTTCGTCATCCCATAACTGGTTTGCTAGGTCATCAAAGTTCACGCCAGTGCTTAAACCTTTGTATGCCAACACGCTATCTATGCCAACCAGTAAGAAGAAAAACCCGTAAGTAATTACAGGGCGAACACTAGCGCGCAGGTCTTTCATCCATGTAGATGTGCCTTCAGACAAAGATGCGTCATGCGCATAGATAGCACTCATCTCCGCTTGCTGTGCGGCGATTAACGATACTTTCTCCGTAGATGCTGTTTGTGTCTTTATCTCATCTAACTTGATAGCTTCTATCTGTTGCTGTGCTGCATATCCTGCGGCGGCTAGTTGTAGCTCACGATCAGTTTGCATTTGCGCCAGTTTTAACTCATGAGACTTGTCTGACTTGTCTTGGAAGAAATCTAGAATCTTGGGCAACCCGCCCATCAAAAATGAAACCAGCGTTGAAAGTAGTGTCAGCATTATTCCCCCTGCAATTCCATCATTATTTTGGCGCGTAATTCACGCATCTTTCTTGTTTCTTCCATCGCCCGAGCCGTAGCGTTGTTCATGTCCATATACATAATCCCCATCACAGGCAAAACTATAACTAGCACAATACACAGAACAAGGACGGTGATGAGTAAACTCCACGGTATGTTTGGCTCGTCCTTATCAGAATCATCACCCATAGAAACCACAATATTATGAACACGACCGCGAGTATTGACGTCATCTGCTCCGCGATTTTTCTTTTTATACTTGCCCGTCGCCATTGAGCCACCTGTTGCTTTAGTAGTTCCTGACGCTGGACTTCAGCACGTTCTGCTTTCACCCTGTCGCGCATTACTTCAAACTCTGACCATATCGCACCCAACTCTTTAGGAGCTTGGTACACCATCATTTCGCGCAACTCAGTTTCCAACCGAATCATTTCTTTTACCGCCATGACCCTATTAAATGCTTCCTGATTTACAGACAGCTCAGGATCACGCGACTTCTTAGCCTTTAACTCTTCTTCATGCACATGTGTTTCTAACTGCTCATGCGCTTTGAAGAAATGACCAAGGTGCCCGCTTAAATCAGCGACAACATCCTTGGCTTGTCCATACGCATCTACTAGCTCCATCCCTTGCGCTTTGTACTCTTGGTACATCTCACAGCCTTTGCGTATTGCAGCGGCTGCGGTCTTAGCTGCGGCTAGGAGGGTAAGCGGATCCACGATGTCGTAGCTTCATCCCATGTGTAATGGCTTTCCATTGTGCCGTCTGTAGGCATAGGCGTAGGTGGTTGCCACTGAGCGTTAGCATCTAGCGTCCAACTTGGATATGGCTGTAATGCAGCAAACGCATCAATATCTTCGTGGTACTTATAACCAATACCAGCGTAGTTCTTACGTTTGTTGCCGTTGTAGCTGGTTTGAACCCAACGACCGCCTAGTACGCGCTCGCAGAACGCAGCACCGATATGTTCTTTTTCAGTACCGTAAGCATCCGAAGTATCTTTGTTATCAACAACGATAACTTGGATAACGATGTTGTTTGAATCAAGCTGGGCAAAATGTGCCATTACTCTTCTCCTAAATGTAAACCAGTCAGACTTTCATCTGAACCTATGTAACCTTTAACAAAGGTGTTAAACGAAATACTGATACGAGTTCCATCACCTTGCTTGGTCTGAACCATGTGCGTTAAGTTAGATGGGAAAATAATTAAATCCCCTGCACCAGTTTCAAACCACCAGCTTTCACTATTCCAGTGATTGAAGTTCTCAGTTGGAATCTTGATGCGCTCGTAACCATCTTTGTAAAAATAAATTCTGTCTGTTTCTCTGTTTGCTTGCGGATAAAACACACCAGAGATAATGCTGTTTGGATGAGCATGCTTGTGGTGATACTGCCCCGGCTCTGTATAGTTAGACCACGACTGCGTTATATACGGTGTTACATCAAACTTAGGCGCATGTACTGACTTGAAATACTCCAACATCGCGGTTTCAATAAACTCACGAATCTCTGTCATCTCAACAGACTTCAGCAGCTTTCTGTTTTCGCTGGTGGTATTACCTTCGTTTGGATAACGCACCTGACCGATGATGAACTCCAACTCACGGGCGGTAAGATCACGACCGAGCTTGGAAAAACCTACCGCTGTGGGGAATAGGTTAGTTATGTTCATGCAACCGCCCGGTCGTATATTTCTTGCTGACCACGCATTTGATCTATCTGCTCTTGAGTCCAAATCGTATTGATGCTGTCCTCAAAAACTTTTATCTTCTCCATTGTCTCTAACACTTCTTCCATAGTTGGACACGGGCGTGGGTCTTCCCAGCGTGTAAACATGGTGTTGCTGATTTCCCACTTAGCGCCGGGGCGCAATAAGTGCATAGCTGTGTCGATACCGTAGAGTTGATAAATTTTGTCCATAAATTAGCTGTAATTTAGTTTAAGAATAACTACGCCTGAGCCTCCAGCAGCGCCAGTGCTTTCGTTTCCGCCGCCACCACCTCCAGTATTAGCAGTGCCTGCTGTCGATGGATTTGTACCAACTGCTCCTGCTCCACCTCCACCTAAACCACCAGCGGAAGCAGCAGCAGAAGGGGAGGCGGCCTGAGTCCCACCTCCACCACCACCAGCATACATTACAGATTGACCAGTAATTGCAGAAGACAATCCGGATCCACCATCGCCGCCTTTAGAACTAATTCCATTACCACCAACCGCACCAGCACCGCCGCCGCCGCCTTGAGTGGTAAAGGTTGAGTTATTTGAAAACCCTATACCACCGTTATTTCCTTGTCCAGAAATTCCTGCCCCACCGGGGTTAACTCCATTAGGAAAACCATAAGCTCCACCCCCTGAACCGCCAGCAGTTCCCGGTCTACTAGGGTCGGTTCCACCCTTACCGCCTCCAATAGCAGTCAAAGTATAAAAAGATGAATTAGCCCCATTAGCCCCAGAAGAACCTCCAGCGCCTACTGTAATAGTAGATGTATTACCTGAAGTAACAACGTAAGCTGTACCAGTTAAAAAACCACCAGCACCTCCACCGCCACCACCGCTTCCAGATTGAGAGCCACTACCAGCTCCACCAGCAACAACCAAGTAATCCACGCTAACAACACCAGCAGGTATCGTATATGACTGTGTAGATGTAAAAGTAACAGAGCTAATAACAGGAGCCACGTATCTGATGATGACTATACCGCTGCCGCCTGATCCACCAGCGTTATAGGGGGAAGCAGAACTTCCTGATCCACCACCACCACCACCAGTATTAGCTGTACCAGAATTACCAGTCCCCCCACCACTAGATTTTCCATTAGCCCCACCGCCCGTTCCGCCCGGAGCAAAACCTGAATCAGATGAACCACCAGCACCACCGGCATAAGTTACGGATGAACCTGTAATAGTTGAAGCTTGCCCATTACCACCATTACCCCCTACGCCAGCACCCCCGCCAGCAGTGCCAGCAACACTAGCGCCACCGCCACCACCTGACATATTAGAACCACCATTACCCCCACTAAATCCTTGATAAGCTACAGCAGGAGCGCCATAGCCACCAGCAGAAGGTGCGCTTGGTGTATTGCCAGCACCAGCGGTTCCGTTTTCTCCGCCTCCACCACCTGATCCACCAGCCAATCCATTAGGTGCTGTACGACCACCACCACCTCCTCCGCCAGCGGATACTATAGAAAAAACCGAGGAGAGACCGCCATTAGCTCCAGAAATTGCATCAGATGTACCGGCGCCTCCACCAGCGCCACCAGCACCAACAGTAACAGCATACGTAGTTCCGGGGACAACAGTTAAAGCGGTTCCAGTTATAAAACCACCAGCCCCACCGCCACCACCTCGATTAACCCCACCTCCACCTCCACCAGCTACTACCAGATAATCCACCTGCGTAACACCAGCAGGTGCAGTCCAGTAACCAGAAGCAGTAAAGCTGGTAGAAACAGT